GGGCGACAAGGATTTCTATCTCGGGCTGCTCGGGAAGCTGTGCATCGAGATCGCCGAGTTTGCCGGCCTCTCGGGGCGCCTACTCGATGTCGCGAAAAAAGACATCACGCGCAAGGTCGATCGATTCCGGCCGCCCTTTGGACGTAAGCCGATTGATTTCCCGCGCCGCTGCATTTTCGTTGGTACCACCGAGCGCGACGACTGGAACAAAGACGAGATGATCTCCATGCGCCGCTTCCTGCCGGTGCGCTGCCAGGGTCAGATTGACCGCGATCTCATCCGCGCCGAACGCGAGCAGTGGTTTGCCGAAGCCTGCGTGAGAGTGCGCGCGGGCGAATGCACGTGGGACGTACCGACCGCCGCCGCCGCCGCCGAGCACCTGGAGCGCGTCGCGCCCGATGCGATCGATGCCGTGCTGCGGGATTTCCTCGCCCGTTTAACCGAGGTCCAAATTCCCGATCTGCTCATCCACGCGCTCGCGATCGAGGACCGCTCGAAATGGACGCCCCAGATTCAGCAGCGGGTCACGCACTCACTTCGCAAGCTCGGGTGGATGCCCTCGAAGCGATCGGGCGAGCGCCTCTGGATTCGCGTCGCGCCTATTTCTCCTCCGCCATCCGACCCGTTCGAGTCATGATCGCCTGCGTCGCCGCCTCGGCGCTCGGGTAGATATCGATCAACCGGGTTTTCACGAGTCCGTAGCCGATGCACTCGCCCGCCGGGGTTACGAGCTTACGCAAGAGATATCGGCCACCGTCCGAGACGCGCCAGCGCTCGGGATGCGGAATTTTCAGCCATTCCATCGTTTAAACCATCCGAGCTTATACCACCAGCGCAGGTACCAGCGTTGCCATTCTAGGCTCGTCAGCAAGCCGACCGGCCGGCGCGGCCCGATCATGTTTGCGCCACCATCGTGAACGCGACGCCGAGCAGGAATGCCTCGCGCGTCACTACCGTAAGTTCGATACTGAAGTCTTTGAAAATCTGTTGCATGTCGTACGGCTCTAAATGCTTCCTGGCGATCGCCAGTGCCCGCGTCACGTCGAGTGCAATCTCTGTGTCAGCTTTCGCCATGTTAAAACCCGCATTGTTTGAAAAACAAGTCCTGTTTGAAATAGCGATTGTCCGCGCGAAGCGCACTCGCCAGCGCGCGGACATCGCGTTCCCACTGAACGTGCGCCGGGCCTAAAACCGCGAGCGGCCTCGTCTCCAGTAACGCGCACGCGATCACCTCGTACGTGTGTGTCGGTTTTAGTCGCATACCGGTACCGGTATCAACTCAATGCCGGCTTCGAGCTTGCTGCCTTCCATCTTCTTCATGACGTGCACCGCGCATGCGTGCACGTCGGTGAGGATCTCCTCGCGCAGCTTCGCCGGAAGCGACTGCGTGAGCCGCTTCTCGATGTCCTCAAAATCGCCTTGCAGATGGAAATAAAAATCAAACAGATATTCGAGCGGCGCGTACTCTTTATCCCCTGAGCGCCAGTTCCCCCACAGGGTGCACAATAGCGCCTGGGCGTCCGCTGCCCGGTTCTGCGCTCGCAATCCATTCAACATATGCAATACCTTCAGGCACACGAGCACATCACTACCGCTCAATGCCATGGCTCGCGCAGTCATCTTATTTACCCTCCTCAGGGATCATATACGGTTCGCCATTCTCGGCGACCTCGTAACCACCATTGTCATCCGGCAACAGAATCGGCCCGCTCGGCAGCAGCGGCTTATTCTGCCAGTCGCGCTCTCGCAACCATTTCACGGTCTCGGGCGAGAGGCTGTCGTACCAGTCACAGTACTTTCCCGTCCCATACGCCGCTGCCGGCCGCATCTCATCGGGCAAGCTATACGTATTCGAGTACCAAACCCCGTCAATCCACTCACCCTCATCCTCGTTCGCGATATCCCACTCGTTGCGATCGGCGTGGAATATCACCATCTTATTCCCCCAGCCGATCTCTTTCTCCAGTCCTTTCTTGAACGCGACGTGCGTTGGCTCACTCGGGGCGGGCGCATCCTTCATGTACCACGCCACGTACAGTGAGGTATCGCTCACGATGCCTTTTTTCGCAAAATTCGCCGTCTTACTGATGATCCCGTTATGCATCACATAACTCTCACGGCCCGGGATCTGAAACGGGTGTGTGAGGTAACGGCAGACCGCTCCATGGGTCGCGTAGCGGAAATGAACCGCGTACGGGGTGTCAGGTGGCAGGACTCGCAAATACCGCCAGGCGCGCTTACCGGCCTTGTGGCCGACAAACTTCTCAACACCGTGACGGGACATGACGCCAATACCATCGGCGTTCACCCACCGGGCGGTATCGAACACCGCGCGCGTCATCGGCGTGCCTTTCGGAGAATACGCAATGAGACACATAACTAAATCTCCTCCAGCACGGGAGCGGCGGCCTTGCCTTCGATCGGATTGCGGTTAAACGCGCGCGTGAACGTACTCGTGTGCGTCTCCTGCAGGAACCGTGTAAGGTTCGGGTACGTGCCACGGTGCTTATGAATGAATGCCAAGAACGCGGCTGGGCTATCGACGTCCTTCATGGAGGCATCCTTGCAGAAACACACCGTGGCGTGCGCGAATTCGAGATTCTTCAGCACGCGCTCGGGGCGCAGATTCCCTTTAAATAACCGCAGTTCCACGGTCTCGGAGGGTTGCAGGTTCAAGCGCTGATAGCGGCTCTCGGCATACCGGCGCGCATCCTTCAGCGACGCGCCGTCTTTTTTCTCGCAGAATCCGTTGTTACGACGCTGCGCAATCTTCGCGACCAGCGAATCGGTACGATCGGCATTCAGGAACACCATCATTTTCCCGATCGTCAACGGCGTCAACGCACGCTTATTGATGTGCACGTGCATGCCGCAGTTTTGCGTTCCCTTCCCGGACTTCGCGATGTTCGCGACCCGTCCGAGCACGCCCTCCCAGCCAAACACTCCTTTATGTTCCTCCAACGTCAACGGCATCGTCACCATCTCGACGCCGTAATTGAGTGAGCCATCCGTGGTGCAGATGTAATGCTCGGCCGCCGGCCCGTTCAAGCGCTTCACGATTTCGGTCTGCGCTTCGGTCTCGGGGCAGCGCGGCTCCATCTCGAGTTCGACGCCGAGCAGCAGTTTATTCGACGGGAACGTGTGTAGCGACTCGCAGTGATCGAACACGTTCGTGTGATACGAGAACGGCTCACACGGCATATTCTCGGGATGCTCGTACCACTCTCTTGAATTCTCGGAGCGTTCCCAGCCGTTCTCGCGCGCCGTTCCGATCCATTCGCGCACGCTGGTGTCATAAGAGACAATGGTGTTTCCACGATAGCAACGCCCGCCCGTCACCTCGACGGTGTGACGGCTGGTACATTCAGGGCAGAAACTGCAATTGTCGATCGTTCGGGTGATCTCGCTCTCAGCCGTGAGGCTGGAGCACCCCATGCATCGTATCGTCATAAGCTGTTAACCTCGCTTCGGGTGTCAGTCAATCAAACTGGATTATAAGTCTCATCGCGCGATATCAAGAGCGCTTACCTTTCAGCGCATCATAAATCATCAATGCGATGAGCAGCATGCCGAGCGTGTGTGCGCTCATGGTGTCGCTCCCGGGGGCGGAAACGTGACGCCCGCCCCGTATTGCCATTCAAATACGGTGTAATCGTCTGCATCGGTGATAATCACCCGGCGGGTCGTGCCTAAACGAGCACCGACACTTCGGGTGTAATGGCAGGCCGCGCGAACCGACTCCTCGGCGCTCACGTGCTCGCGCACGCACTCGTGCGTCCCATCGGGAAAAAACTGATACACACTGAACGTTTCGGCGCTCATGCGTTTAAACTCCCATCTCAAACTTCCCGCCGCAGACGTTGCAGGATGCATCGAGCTTATCCGTGCTCGCGCGCACGATCTGGCCATGCGGGCAGACATACCGGCGTAGCCGCGAGCCGGAGCCGGGACCGCGTGAGGTGCCACCGCGCACGCCCATGCCGGCGAGACAGCCGCGTCGTACCAGCAGCGCGAGCAGTTCGGGGTCCACGTTCGGGGTGCCATCCTGAGGCGAGGGCAGCCGGGCAATCGCATCCCGTACGGCGGGAGCGAACTGTGCGCGGTAATACGTGGCGCAACCCATTTTCGCCGCGCGCAGTCCCAATGCGGCACACGCAGCTTTCCACGCCCGGTTATGTCCCGAGTGCGTCGCGACGTGCGCGAGTTCATGAATCGTGGTCGCGGCGACCTGGGTGAGATCCTGCTGGCCGAGCGCGCAGACTTCGACCAGGTCATCGCTCTTGGCGTTCTCGGAAGCCAGTGAGCGGCCATTATTCCAGCGTCCGGTATCGGTGATCCCCCGCAGCGAGCGAGTCGCACCGCGCCCGTAAACGAGCTTGGCGTGTGCCACGTCTTCGAGCTGAGCATCGGTCAACGCCGGAATGCCGGCGAGCTGAGCCTGGGGGTTATCACGTATCCCGATGGCGTAGCGCAGCGCGATGTCGCGCACCGCGTGGATATAGGTTTCGTGGGTCTGGTTCATGCTGTTACCTCAACGGGTGTCAGTCGCGTCATGGGTCATCACAGACCACTATAGAGACGTTTAAACGTAAGTCAAGCGTAAATTACAATTCTTTACATTAAGCTAGGCTGTTCGTTTTATGCAGTGTTTTGCGGTGTTCTGGAGAAAGCAAGCTGTTGGACAGCGGAAATGCAGCGTCCAACACGGTGTCCAGTTGCAACCTCATGATTCTTATATCTATTACCTGTTGGACAGTGACGTAAGTGTGTAGATGATGTATGCACGAGATAAATGATAATGAGACGCATTCGCATTACCTCATAGTACCCCCAGGGGCGCTAGTAGGAAAAATCCGCTGTCCCACTGTCCAACACGTCGTTTTTTCCAGTTGAATCATTAGCTTAGACGCGAGGACACCGTGTTAGGTTCCGCTGTCCTCCGCTGTCCTGCCTTTATAATCAATGACTTACGGATGTATGATTACGCTACCAGGTGGACATCCATACAGTAGCGGTTTGCACTCGTTTAAACGATGAATCTCTAAGTGATTGATTCTATTAGAGGTGGTTTTTGAGGCAATCGGCACAAAAATGGAGGGTTTTATGCACGTGTGCGGTAATCGCACAAAATGATAGCGCGCTATTACACCTCGGCCACAAGGAGCTACGCATAATACAGATTATGTAATGTTGTGAAATGAGTATAATCAGGCACTTGCGTTTGTAGTTGACAAAAATGAGGGATATATCCAGAATTACCAGGCATGAGACCTTCTTGGAAACGTCGATTGACCTACGCGCCGGACGCCCCCGCTAAGACCTGCACCTATTGCGAGGTGGAAAAGCCTCTAGCCGAGTTTGGACCGCTGAGGACAGGCGCTTTGGGCCGCAATTCGCGCTGCAAGGTATGCCTGCGAGCCATTGCGATCGAATACACCCGCAAGAATCGCGAGGCCAAGGCAGATAGACCACGGCCGAAATGCTGCGAATGCTGCGGTTCTCCTGGGTCTGTGCGCCGTTCGCTTCACTACGATCATGACCATAAAACAGGAAGGTTCAGAGGGTGGCTCTGCACTGGCTGTAATACCTGTCTTGGTCATGTAGAAGATGATCCCAAGCGACTGAGAATGCTGATTCGGTATCTCATGCGGCATTCTTCCTGATCCCCCCGGCCGCTCTGAACCTCGTTTCGGGCCGATGGGCGGAGCGCGGATACCGCAAGGGGGCACCCTCTCTCCCCCATCCCCCAAAAAAACCGATTTGCGCCACCATGCGTCACGGAGTAGCATGCGGCCTCATGGGTAGAGGCAATAGTCGGCAGACGGCCCGTCGGTGGCGATATTGGCTGATGCGGGAGCTGGGGATCGCGCTGCACAGAGGGCGTCCGAGGCGGACATGAGCCTGATCTCCCTCGAAGTACGCGATGTGAACCTCCCCGGCAAGCTCTTAGGCTGGGTCGAGGTGCCCGAGCGCGAGACGTACGACGGCGCGCGGCTCCTCGTGCGAGTGCTCATGAAGCCGACCCTCGATCGCGATCTGCTCGATCCGTTGGCCCCGGTGAAGGTCGATTTGTACGAGTTCCCGATCCGGCGCGTCGTGCTGATGGAGGAGGGTTGGGCACAGCCGAGGCTCGTGGTGAGCGCCGAGGGTCATGAGGCAGATGAGCTGTATGAATTGCTGCGGCGTTGGAGTTTCAGAAAGGCGTGGGGAGCATGAGTGGTGAGCGGACATCGAACCAGTGCTATGCCTGCGGTCGGAAACTGCGCCCGGGTCCCGCTTGGGAGGCATACATGGAGGATGACGGCCAACAGGGGCAGCCAGTGGGACCGGACTGCTTCCGGCACATCGAGCGGGCCGGAGTGGACGGCTATCAGCCACCACGCGGAGGGCCGAAGCTATTTGCAACGGTCTCACTCGCGAAGACATACGCCCAGAACGCTGCGGCTTACCACGGAGACATCGATGGCGACTTCAACTACTGGTGAGCAGCGGACCGAGAATCACGAAGTCTGCGAGCGGCTTATACAGCGCGACGCCCTGTCTCTAGCTGACTTCGAGCTGACACAGGCGCGAGAGAACTGGCCGCCATTCAACTCGGCCCACGAGGGCTATGCGGTGCTCGCCGAGGAATTGGACGAGCTATGGCAGCACATCAAGACCAATCAGCAGCGCCGCGATCTTCGAGCCATGCGCAAAGAGGCTATCCAGGTTGCAGCGATGGCGCTGAGGTTCGCAATCGAAGTCTGCAACGACGAGAGGGGCCGCAAATGACCGACCACCGGACCAAGGATCTTGTGTTCGATCCGGCGACGTGGCCGCGCGTGGGCGAGCGATACATCTGCACGCTGTCACACCCGAGGCCGGCCGGCGCTTCAGGCGGATGGGTCCATACCGATTACGAGGATGCAGGCGAATGCTCGGAAGGCTGCTGCGATCGCTACCGTTGCCGCGCGTGCGGCAAAATCTGGAACGAGGAGGTTGCACAGTGACCGAGCCGTTACTCACCACCCGCGAGGCTGCGCGGTATCTGAAGCTCTCGCGCTCGACGTTGGGGCGGTTACGGCGGGAGGGTGCAGGGCCGCCCTTCGTGCGCCTCTCATTGCGCGCGATCCGGTATCAGGAGTCGGAGTTGAACGAGTGGATGAAGGCGGGAGGGTACACAGTTGAATTGCCACGGTAGCACAGTTGGTTTAGTGCGGCGCTCTCGTAAGGCGCGGGTCGTAGGTTCAAATCCTACCCGTGGCACCATATGGCGATTCACACGAGGACAAGCGGTTTCCGTATTGCTACCACTGCAAGACTGATTCGCACGTGAAGTCAGGTGGCTGTTGGACGGTAAAATATGCTCGCTCGTTGGGTAAAAGCGGAGTGATAATCGAAATCTAACCCCCGCGCGGCAGGTGTCCTCGCCGCGCTTTTTGCCCCCGGAGAAATCCGGGGGTGTTTTTGGGAGTGATAGAATGGATGAGTTGGTGGAATATTTTGAGATGTTGATTAAACGAGCGAAGGAAGGCTCACTGAAGGGAGTCGTGGTATATGGAGTTGTCGAGCACAACGGGGCGACGTTCTCCGTGGTGGGGAAGGTCGGGCTCGACGATTTCTCGATTCTCTCGGTACGTGCCGCGATGGCCGCCATGAACGACTTGCGCATGATGGAGGAGGTCGATGCCATTGCCCGTCGCGGACAACCTCTTTCGATGTGAAGGCCCCTGCGGCCGGGCGCTCCCGCTCGGTTGGTTCTGCAAGAACGGGAGCGACTGGTCCGGGCGGCCGAAGTACGCGAATCTCTGCCGGGACTGCCGCAGACCGAAGCGTTTAAACGATCGTACGATCCGCCGCCAGCGCCAGCGCACCGCCCGGATCGGAAGTGCTCGGGTGACGGAGGAAGAGTTGCAGGAGATCCTCGTGAGACAGCAGTTCGTGTGCGCCTGCGGTTGTGGCCGCAGCGTGATTCTGGAGCGGCACTGGGATCACCGTGTGCCGTTGAGTAAGGGCGGCAAGCATGCCGCCTCGAATCTGCAGGCGATGACGCCGATCTGCAATATGAGGAAGGGCGCCCGATGAATTGCTGCCCCGGGGACCTCGCGCTCGTGGTCGGTGGCTCACGGGAGAACTTGGGTAAGGTGGTGCAATGCCTGCGGCTCATCGACGGGCGCGAGCCGATCGCCTGTTCTCTCGGCGTACGGGCCTGTGACTGCGAGCACGGTGAGGTGTGGGTGATCGATCGGGAGCTAAAATGCTGGACGAAGGACGGTCAGAAAGCGCACGCTCCGGTGGCGTGGGACAAGTTCTTGATGCCGATCCGTCCCGAACCTGATGAAATCCTTGACGCGATAGGAGGCGAGGTAGACAGTACCGTCGCCATGAAGGTGTGACGGATCTCACAGTTGAGCAACCGCTACTACGAGCGTCCTCGGGCCGAAGTCGAACTGGATCTCGCGATTCAGCTTGAGCAAATGATGAGCCGGTGGGAGCGCTTGTGTCGCAACGATCGCTCTCTCGTCTCAGCCGGGCTGGACAGGCTCCCGGTCAGGTTGCAGAATCCTCGCCCATCTGTGAGGCGTAATGGCGTCAAGCCAGGAGTCCTCACATGGCCCGAAAAGCCCGAGGGTCTACTCGCAAAACCGGCCGCTTCCACGGTAAGTCCAATAAGCTCGGTCACGGCGGACGCGCCGCACAGCTTCGTGCCCGGGGTGTCCCTGGCGCCGTAATCGGAGCCATCGCCCGGCGCAAAGGCGCCGCGCCTGGCGGCCGCAATTATCACGGGGCGTAAGTAATCCATGGCCGATCAGACCGTCGCCGAAGCGGTCCTCGCGGCGGTCAACGCTGGGGAGTTCCCGTGGGTCGATTGGGAGCCGGGGCAGGTTCCTATGATCGATTCCAACGGCAATCCCGTCATCGATTCCAACGGTAATCCGGTGCTCACGACGGTGCCCTGGGGATACGTCTTCGAGACTGATACCGATAATTACTGGTACGGCCCATACTCCAATGGCGTGCGGCTCGCAGCGAGCACGGGCGCCCCGACGCCGGCTCCGGGCACAGTGGCCGTTCCGGATCTCTACGGGCTCACCGTCGCCGATGCCCGGGCGGCGCTCGCGGCGCTCAACCTGACGGCGACCGGATTCCAGTGGGAGATCTCGGCTCCCGTCATCGATTCCAACGGCAATCCCGTCATCGATTCCAACGGCAATCCCCTGGTCACATATCTGCCGGCCGGGTGCGTGTTCGCGCAGTCCCCGGCCGCAGGCGCGGCAGTCCTCCCGGGCTCCTACGTCGCCCTCACCCTCTCATTAGGGGTATCCCCGTGAAAATGAAACTGCTCCTTCTTACTCTGCTGCTGTTGCCGGCGCTCGGGATCGCCGCGACGCCAACCCTGGGAAATTATAACAACGCGGCGACGTTCACGGGGACGGAGCGATTCCTGACGAGTCAAGGCTGCGCGACCCTCGCGCCCTGCACGAACGCGAGCACGGTCGAAGCGACGCCGCCCCAGCTTGCCGCATGGCTCATCATCTCGGGCAACATGCTGCCTGCGTTCGTAAACGGGGACTGCCTCTCGAATAACGGCACGACAGCGCTGTGGGCGACTTGTGGTGGCAGTGGATCTTGGACCGGCACTCCCGCATCCCCTCCACCGATCGGGACGGGGACGGCGAATAGCGGGGTGTTTACAACACTCGCTGCGATCTCGTTGGGGCTCACTGATCCACTCACGGCCTCAAACGGTGGTCTCGGCTCGTCCTCAGTTCCATCCGCCGGGCAGCTCCCGGTCGGAAATTCGGGGGGCACGGCTTACGCGCCTCTCACGCTGTCGGGAGATTGCACCCTATCGAGCGCGGGCGTCATCACCTGTACCCATACCGGTGGCACGGCATTTGGCGCCCTGGCAACCCTGGTGCCAGGCACCGGCATCGCGACCTGGCTCGTCACCCCTACGCCGGCTAATTTGAATACCGCCCTTGGGGTCACGCTGCCGTTACTCACAAACTCGCAGACATGGACCCAAGGCAACATATTCACGAATGCAAATCTTGCAGTTCAGGGTTCATCTACTGGATATACGGCTTTTCAAAGCGAGAATGCCTCGGCAACTAATTACTCGATAGAGGTCCCGGCTAACACTGGGGTGATCGCTGAACTCAATCTTGCGCAAACCTTCACGGCCATAAATACTTTCGCAGGTCTCATCGATTCCGCGCTCACCGCCGGCACCTCTCCAGTGTGCCCGAATGGAACCAGCGGTGCGTTGACGACGAGCGGGTGCATTGGCGGGGCGACGCTTCAGACCAATGGCACGAATAATTCCACTCAGTCGAATCTCAACATTGAGAATGGCGTCGGCATCACCTGCTCGAATCCTTCGGCTGGAAACGTTCAGTGTAATTCGGCTTACGCGGTTCGCACCGTCACCGGGGCTACCGGCTCGATCACCTCTGCTGACTGCGCCAACGGGGTATATTTTAGCTACGCCGGAGCGGTTGCTGTCAGTAGCCCCGCTCCCACGGGATCATCCTGCGGTATCGACATCTCTGCGAGCAGCGTGACGACCGTCACGGTCACCCCGGCGAGTGGCACGATCAATGGCAATGCCACACTTGTCGTCGGCCCCTCGCTTTGGGCGCAGACCGTCGATGCCGCGAGTGGTAACTATTTGGGTTACGGCACCGCCATATCGTTCAACGCCGGGGTCACCTACCTCCTCGATGAAGGCACGAAGTTCACCGCCACAGGAACAGGCGCGTGTTTGACTGCTGACATAACAACCAGTGGTGGCACCGCTACCGGCAAGTTCGTCTGCACAGGAACCTCTGGCGCTTCCACGATCATCATCGCATTGCCGACTGCGCCAAACGGTATCTGGCATTGCAGCGCAGATGATGAGACGACCTCGACCGACACTTGGCGCCAGACAGCCCATTCGTCCACCAGCGTCACCCTTTCTGGCACGATCGTAAGCGGTGATACGAGCACCTTCGGTCCCTGCGGCGGATCGTAATGAGTCGTTTCGCTCGCTTCCTCATTGCGCTGGTCGCTTCGGCAGCGCTCCTCTGTCCTGGGATAGGCCACGCGAAGCTTGCGCGTGGCGGTGCGATTGCGCCCACGGGATTCTTTCCCGCCGGGCATTGGATCGTCTCGCCGATCTCTTCGAGCATGGTCCCGATATTCCCGCTCGCGGATGGAGTTACTAGCTCCACCGCTCGGGAGCACTGGGCGTTCTGGAATGGAACCAACGACATCCCCTATGATCTTGCAATCGGTGTTGAGTTTGGGGCCTATCCTTACATCTGCACGCTCGTCTTAGGCCCACCAGGAATGGTGGTCGAGCAGTCGATCTACACGACATTCCAGAATCCCGCCTATTGCCGCGTGCTCTGGCATCCGCAAGGAAATATCTCAAGCAGTTGGAGCGGAGAGGTTGAAGTTGCGGTCACCGACCAGCAGCACAACACGATCGATATGTCATGGGCGCTCGCGACCGATGACACGACGACGCACTTCGTATTCGTCTCTACGACCGGTAGCGGCTCGACGTGCACATATAGCATTCCTTGCAGCTTCACCACCGCATTCGGCTCAACCTTCGCTGCGACGAGCTTTCCAGGTGCCGTTTGCTATGTGTTCGGAGGGTCCTACACCGGCGCGACCAATCTTCCCGTCTACACCGACACCGACACTGGCGTAAACGGTTTCGAGCCCTATAGCACTCGCAAGCCCGATGCGATCATAGGGATTCCGGGACAGACCGTCACGCTGGATGGAACCGCCGGGGATGTATCGACTCTGCCGCATTTTATTCAGCTTGGCGGTCATGCCCCTGACTGGTATATGGAAAATACGACGGTCAATGGCTACAACACCGCTGCAGTTGACCAATACGTCCTCCTAGGAACTTCGTCTAGGCTGACGTTCGATCAGACTTACTGGACAAATACGGGATACGGAACTGGCGGCGCCGGCAACATGTCGGTGTTCGTCACCAGCGGTCAGCAGACACTCCGACAGTATCTTTTTATCACCGATTCCGTAGAGTCCGGCCGGGAGACCGGAGCTGGCGTAAACAACATCGGATTCATCGATCTCTACGCCTTCCAATATGCCTTGATTCAGCGCGATTCGGAAAACAGCCCCGGTGTAAACCTGGAATCCGCTTTCTACTTCAAGATCGATGAAGTCGATAGCGAGCTTCGCGAGAATTACATCAATTCAACTGTCACTCAAGGGTTGGGCGGCTTTGGGTCGCAGTCTGCAGGAAATGGCAGCAATCAGGTAGATTACAACCTCGCAGTGGGGCTGGGTGAAATACAGGTAGGCGGCAGCGATCACTTTACCTGGCAAGGGCTCGCCGTCTTCCGAAACACGATACTTTCTGGGGCCAACCCAGGTCTCGTGAATTCCCAGACAGCTTATAATCTAGAAGGACCTGGAGGCCCTGGCTACGTCAATGTTGTCGGCACGACAGGAGGCACATTAACTGCCGGCGATGAATATACGTGGTGCGTGACCTCTCTTGGGAACACAGGCGAGTCCGGCTGCACCATCGGAAGCTACGGGAGCGCCTCGGGCGCGCACGGTCCGGCGGCTGGCAGCAGTAATCAGAATGCTTATACGCTGCCTGGCAGCGATACCGCTGCAGTAGTGTCGTACCTCGCCGAACCCGGCGCTACGGGCTACAACGGCTACCGTGAACTGACGTCGTGCGGCGGCGGTGCGGGCTGCTGGACTCAATATTCACTCGGCAACGTGCTCACCTGGACGGATACAGGGGCAGCAGGTACTACCGCAGCTCCGCCATCCACCAGCACAGCGATTGTAACAGCGGCGCCCTTTACGTATCTCTCCAACATCTTTGCGACGACCAATGCAACAGCTCCACCGCCGACTGGAGCGGTAATTACTGATGCCAACAATGTCGTGGATAGCTCAGGTGCGAGCAGCATCGTATGTCTTTCCGTTACCACCGGTTGCGCAGCAATAGGGCAACTCAATTCGACTTATTCCGGCTATTCATCTCTCATCGGTGAGCGTGGATATCAACTCCAATGAAATTTCTCAAATCCTTATTTTTGGTCTTCTTGGCGGCCTCCGGTGTTGCGCAGGCAATCCCTGCATTTGTTAAAAGCACCACCATACAAGGATATACCGCTAGCCCCGCTTCGGTTACGTTCACTCCAAACACTGCCGGTGATAGCGTCCTCGTCGGCGTGATGGCGAGCGGAACGGGCACCTTTGGGACGCCGACTAATTCATTGAGCACGGCCATTCAGGATGTCACGACGGCGCATTTTGAATATATCCGAGTGGCGAGTTCCATCGCCTCGGCTCAGACGTTCTCCATCCCCTACAGCGGCTTTACCGAGATTTACGTCGTTGTTTTGGAAGTGACTCCAGGGGTGATTCTGGACCAAGCCGTAGCGGAGAATAGCGGCAGCAGTGTGTCACCTGTGACCAACAGCCTATCTCCAGCGAGCAACAACGAGTTCTTCCTCACATTAATCAAGACCGGTTCTGGAGCTGTAACGTTCAGCGCCTGGACGAACTCCTTTACCCAGGATAGACAATCGGTTGGCGGCCCCTCGATGGCCGATGCCTACCTCGTGCAAACGACCGGCCCGACGTCTATCAGTTCGGGAGTGACGATTTCTCCCACTGAGGCGTGGGTTTCCATGCTCGCGGCTTATGAAGTGGGCGGTTCGGCAAAGCCGGCCTTCGTCATCTCCAACGGGCACGTGCTCATGTCAAATGGCAAGCCGGTGGTGATTCAGTGATCCTACGGCGACAATTCGTCGCGCTAGCAGCCCTGCTGTTCTGTGCGCCGCTTGCGCAGGCGAAGCTCGCGCGGGGGGGCGCTGTGGCTTCTGGCGGCGGTGGCGCGACACAGGTTTTCACCTATCCCAACTTCACTTCAACTAGTGGCCTTACCGGTTCGTGGGAGAACACAACCGGCGGCATCATGCAGATTTGTGGGAACACTGTTCACGATGCAGGCCAGGTCTGGCGCACTACAAAGCAGAATATCCAATCCTTCGCGACCTCGTTTAACTTCTCAGTCGGGCCGGGGACCGGATCTCCGCAACTCATTGGCTACGGCGTTTCGTTCAGTATCCAGAATGATGTCACCGGTACAGGCGCGCAGGGTGATTCCAATGGCTTGGGCTTCGGACAGTACGCCCCGCCCAGCAATCCACTCGGTACTGCGACTCAGCCCGCGGTCACCATCGCGTTTAATTCGACTCCGAATAACGGGACTGGTAGCGGGTGGTTCGGGACTGATCCCAGCGCGACTGGGATGTATCTGAATGGCGGTCCTTATCTCGACAATGGACTTTCGCCCACTCAGGACCTGATTCCCCAGGGGATCAATCTGTGGTCGGGACATCTCTACAATGCCTTCATCGTTTATGACGGAACGATTCTTTCACTGCTGCTTACTGACACCACTACCGGTGCGATTGCTTACGAGCAATGGCCGGTCGATATCCCGACGATCGTTGGGGGTGACACCGCCTACATCGGCTTCGGCGCGGGGGCAGGCGAAAATTCCCCCGCTACGCCACAGACCTTGAACTCCTGGACCTGGTGGAGTGGGTACAACGAGCGCTTGGCATCTCCTACCTTCAGCGTGACGCCAGGGCAGTACACGAGCACGCAATCAGTGGGAATCTCAGGCCCTGCCGGGGCCTCGATTTATTACACGGTCAACGGCCAACCGCCGACGCCAGCATCAACCTTGTACACCGGGGCGGTGTCGATCAGCTCAAGCGCGATCCTGCAAGCGGTCGCGGTGGAGTCAAACTGGTCCGACAGCTTCCCGACGGTGGGGGATTATCAGATCCAGGCGAGCGGCCTGCCGCAGATCAATTACCCGAGCGGCTTTACCGCTGATGGCCGGATATCTCTCAACGGCATGACGACGCTTGCGAGCGGCGCCCTCCAGCTCACCGACAGCGCGACTGTAGACGGAGCTGAAGTAGGCTCGGCTTTTTATAACGCGCCTGTGAGCATCGCGGTATTCTCCGGGGTGTTTGAGTTCCAGTTTACTGGGTCGAGTGACCAGAACGGACTCGCCTTCATCTTCCAAAACGTCATTCCATCTTCGGTCAGCTCGACGACGACTGGCCAGCTTGCCTCGATTCCCTCAATCAGCGGCGGTCCGAACGCGCTCGGTTTCCCGGTTTACGGGGCGAGCGACATCGGTGCTGGCTATGCCGGCATTCAAGAAAGCGCGGCCATGGTCTTCGACGGCTGGAATAACAAGTTGACTGAGGTCACCAACGGCACAATGCCGAATGGGACTGGTACGACGCCCACCGGCATCACGCTTGATAGCGGGCACGTGATAAAATTCACCTACAGCTACAATGGGACAGTGCTCACATATTCGGTAGAGGATATGACGACCACGACGATCTTCAATGGAACCTGGACGGTGAACATCCCTTCTGCAGTCGGCGCGAGTACGGCGTATGTGGGATTCAGCGCTTCAGTCTACAGCACGCCGTTTAAGCAAACCGTCACCAATTGGACCTACAATCCGTGATCGACTGGCAAGACTACCAAAACTTCACGAGCCAGCTCTGGATCGATACGAAGGAATTCGGCTCGGTCAAGTTGGGCGCGCATCGGCTCTCAACGCAGACTCGTTTAAACAACGAGATCCGGCGGGGGATGAGTGAGGGCTACCACGACTTCATCACCTTGAAGTGCCGCCAGATCGGAATCTCGACCGAAACGCTCGCTATCGACATGTACTACGGCTTCCGATTCCCCGGGACGCGCGGGGCGATCGTGCTACATACGGATAGAGCGCTCGACCTCTTTCGGTCTACCTTGGCGACCTACTACTCTGGTCTCCCAGATGATTGGAAAATTGAGGAGATTCAGCACAACCGCAATCAGTGGGTGCTGGCGAATCGCTCGATCATACAGTACCTCGTCGCGGGCGAGACTATGCGCTCGGCGAACCTCGGCCGCTCGTCCGCCATCACCATGGGTCACATGACGGAGGTGGCATTTTGGGGTGATCCGCAGCAGATCGATTCGCTTCGGGCCACCATGGCAAAGCGCAATCCCAACCGTTTCTATCACTGGGAATCGACCGCGAACGGGCACAACTTCTTCCAGGACATGTGGCTCACCGCGCAGGACAGTGTCGGGATGTGGCCGATCTTCATCGGCTGGTGGGCAAATGACCTATATCGAGCCGAACGGGATACCAAGGCATTCCAAGTCTTCTGGGGCGCCAAGGGACGCATGACGAAGGATGAGCGGGACTGGCATGCCAGGTTGCAGCAAGATTTCGACTTTGAACTAACTCCAGAACATCTGGCATGGTATCGCTGCTATCGGGCTGAAGTGGCAACATCTGACGAGATGATGATGCAGGAGTTCCCGACTACACCAGAGGAGGCGTTTCAGTCCAGCGCGAGCAAATTCTTTCGAGGTGCCGATCTCACCAAGGCATACAACCGGTGTTTGAAGGAGCCCAAGCCGAAGTGCTATCACATATACTTTGGCGCTGAGTTTACTGACACACTCGCCGAGGAATGCCGCGAGAAGGGTGCCCACCTCAAAGTCTGGGAGGAACCGGTCAAGGGCGGCTTCTACACCGTGGGCGCCGATCCAGCGTACGGTTCCAGCGTGAATGCCGATCGATATGTCCTACAGGTACATCGCTGCTGGGCGAACCGCGAGGAGCAGGTTGCGGAGTTCTGCGTCACGGAGCTGCGCACCGATCAATTCGCCTGGGTGATCGCCTACCTCGCCGGCTGCTACCAGCCTTGCGTTTTGAACGTCGAGTTCAATGGTCCAGGTGGCGCCGTCCTCATGGAGCTGGACAAGCTGAAAAAGCGCTGCGCCAAGAGCTGGATACCCGGGCAGGCCAAGACCATGCTCGACATCATGCGCAACATCCAGGCGTACTACTACGTGCGCGAGGATGCCGTGTCCCAGCGCTCCCGCTCGATGCATACGATCACCACGTCCCGTATCAAGGACTCGTACATGTCCGCCTATCGGGACGTCTTCGAGCGCGGGCTTTTCGTGCCGCATTCCCGAGAGCTGATCGATGAAATGACGACCACGACCCGGGAAGGCTCTGAGATCCGGGGTGAAGGCAATGCCAAGGATGACCGGGTGATCGCCGCCGCGCTCGCTCACAAGGCGTACTACGACCAGATGATCTCCCGGCTCATCATGCAGAACGTCATCTGGAAGCCGCCGGATGAGGTGAGCGCTCCGGATCGGGCGCCTACCATCATCGAGCGCCATGTGTCACGATATCTGGAGCAGATCGGAATCAAGAATCGGCCCAAGGTGGAAGCTCCTGGCGTGAAGGCGTATAACTTGCCCGGTCCTGGGATCGGGAGAACTCTCTGATGGCGGCGATATACGAATGGCGATGCGTAGCTCACAACAAAGAGTTTGAGAGCTACTCCAATGAGGTACCCGCATGCCCATTCGGCTGCACTGGGTCCGTCATCACCCGCGAATTCCGTACGGCACCTTCAATCCGTTCCGGTGGTACGACGACAATCGATCGATTCACGGACCATATAGCTTCCGATTACAGCCTGAGCAATATGTCGAACGACGGTGGTCGCGGTCCTGATCCTTCGCGGGGGATTTACGGCCCGGCTGGCGCCCGACGGTCCTGGGCGCCCCAGCAATTGGCCCGCTGGACTGGTAAACCGTTCCAATTCCAGGAGGGATGGGCCCGGCGTGGTGAGGCGCCTCCTGTGTTTAACCCACAAAAGCCTTCAATGCCTGACTTACGGATGACCTCCAGTGCCCTGCGACCCGTGCTGGAGGCGCCTGAAGGCAAGAATTTCCTCCGTCATAACACCATCTTGCACAAGCCCAAGCGTGAAAGTTCCAACTGATAAGTTTGCGCGGCTGGAGTTCTATACAGACCTCATCCGCAAATGCACCGCGAGCCAACAGTCGCGACGTGCGTTCTACATGATGGCGCGCTCGTATTACCTCTTTGGCATGAGCGAGTATGGCGCGACCGATGCGACCCGCTACAACAAGACCGGACCGCACATTGACCAGCTTTCGAGTTTCATGTTTGCCCCGGATACGACTCGATTTAACATTGAATTGGGACCCTCGGTCCCGGATGAGCCATTTGACGCTTGGATCAACCCGATGGTGGACTCACTGAAACAAGTCTGGGAGGGTGGCGTCAACATCGGGCTCGATGACACGTTCAAACTTGCAGTTGATTGGGGCAACGTCTACGGCGCGATGTTCATAAAGCTCTGTCCGAAGGTCCACAAAACCATGGACGGAGAATCGACATTTGAATTGCGCCATTATCTCGTCGAGCCGGGCAATTTCGGAGTATTACGCGAGGATCGGCCGGGAATCTACCGCCAGGAGGCGTTCTGCGAGAGCTACGTCATCACCGAATCGCAACTGCTCGGTGATTTGAAAGCCGCAGCGCATCCCGGCATCAAGGAAATCCAGACGCTCCTTCAGGCCGGCGCCATCGGGTCGGATTCCATCGGTGCGGGAGCTGCTATCGACAACCTCATCGTGACCTCCATCCAGGGTGGCTCAGTATCAGGCGTCGCCAACATGCTCGCCACGCCGCTTTCGACCGTCTACCGGCCGACCGTGACTGAGAACCTCGTCAGGATGACTGAGTTGTACGTGTTCGATGATGATCTCGGCGACTGGCGCGTGGTCACGCTTGCTGATGTTGATATCCCGATTTGGGATCAGCCCATTGGGAAGGTGTTCGTGCCGAAGACGATTCCCTACATCCCGGTGATCCCGCGCCCGGCATACGATTACTTCTACGGGTATTCAACTTGTGAGCCGCTGATGCCCATCCAGGACATGCGCACCGAGCGCATCCAGGACATCCGGCATCTGCTGAAGAAACAGGCGCATGCCCCCACCGCGATGACGGGCGTGAGCGGTATTCCGGATGAGATGCGGCTCGCCCTTGATACACCCTCCGGTATTCTCGCCATCGGCGATCAGGGCGCGACGATAAAATCAGAGCAGCCACAGATCCCCGGGGATCTCTGGAACGACGTCGCCGAAATCGACTCGATGTTCAATGAGGTCTCGGGTATCCCGCAGATTGCCGAGGGCAAGAACCCCAAGGGCGTGCGCTCGGAAAAACAGGCGGCGGAACTCGCGGAACTCGGTGCGGCTCGCCCGAAGGCGAAGGCGCTCGAAATCGAGAAGCCGCTGAACGCGCTCGCGACGACCGTGGTGCGGGTGATCCAGGTCTACGACAAACGACCGCTGCGCGCCGATCGCGACCAGGATGCGGAGGAATTTTTCGCGCATGAGTTCCCCGGGGATTTCGTCGCGAAGGTGGACGGGCACTCCAGCTCGCCGCTATTCCTGAATGCCTTCGAGGCGAAGATTTTCAAGCTGCTCCAACTGAAGTGTATCGACAAGGAAGACGCGCTGGAGCTGCTTGACATCCCGCGTAAAAAGCAGTTAATTAAGACCCTGAAAGAGAAGATCGAGCCGGCCGAGGCCCAAGCGCATCAGGAAGCTCTGCAAGTGAAAATTGCACAGATTCAATCGAAGCGCTCCCGAGGGCAAAAGCCGACACGAGCTGCAGGGTAAAACCTGCAGTTTGAGCACTGCGCCTCGTCCGCAAGACTGAGTTGAAGCGTGCTGTGCTCACCCGGTTGTGAGGCATTACCAACCTGGAGAACGAGCATGGCCCGTGGACGCAAAGGTGGTCGGAAGCACCGCTGAGGTGTGACCCGGCTCACAAATCCGAGCCCCGTCAGTGAAAGCTGTCGGGGCTCGTGTATTTTGGCCTCCCGTGACACCCGAACCGAATCCGACAGCTTCTCCGGCTTCACCGACCGGTGGCCCTTCTGTGGCGGGTGGTGCCGGCGCGCCCGGAGGAACTCCTTCGTCTCAGCCTCCGGGCGCCGCCGGCATGATGACGCCGCAGCCGCAGGAAGGGCAAATGGAATCGGCCAAGGTCGATGTCTACCACGCCGTACAGTTGCTCGATCGAGCACTGATGCATGGGGATGGGCTGCCGGCCGCTGCCCGTAAGGCGCTTCTCGATGCGCGTGTCGCGCTGATGAAGCCCTTCGGTCCCTTCGAGGCCAGTCAGCAGAGCAAGTTTTCCAATGCCGACGTCGCCTCCATGGTCGCGCGTCTGAAAGGTCCCGGGAGTCCCGGTGCGCCAAAGCCGCCGCCGCAGGGCGCACCGCCTGCGCAGGCGGGTGCGCGACCTCCCATGCCCCAGCAACCTCCCATGGCAGGAGCAGCCTGATATGCCGTCCAATCGCAAATTCGCTCAGCCCGGCGATGGCCTCTCGATCCGTGATCCGCTCACGAACGAGCGCCGCAAGGGCAACATCATGAACCCGCGTCGCTTCATGGACTTCGGGGGCATGAGCGGCCCGAACATTCGGGGCGTCCATACGCCGATGCCCGAGCAGAGCGTCAAACCGCCCGGCTCGACTCAGCGCGGCTATCCGGTGAAGTGAGGTGAGCTTCGACTCACTCACTGTCGAGGAACGGCGCGAGGTCGAGCAGGCGAAAGCCCGCGCGAAACTCCTGGAGGGTCTGGTAGATGACACCGATCGGGAGGTGTCGCGGACAGCCAAGCGGTTGCTCAAGAAGAAGAACCCGGCGCTCCATTTCGCGGACATCGAGGCCGAGGATGCCATCGCGGAAGCCACCAAGCAGCTTCGCGAGGACAATTCCAAGCTCCAGGAGGAGCTGGTGCGCAACCGCGCTCAGGAATTGCTCCAGAAGGAGGACGAGAAAATCCGCGCCTCCGAACTCGATCCGGCGGCGGTGCGCAAATTCATGCAAGAGCAGGGCACGGCGAATCTCGATCTCGCGATTGAGGTGCTCCAGTCTCGCCGTGCGCTCGCCGAGCCCACTCCTTCGGCGTTCGAGCCCATCCAGGCGCCCGACATCAAGGAGATGTGGACAGACCCTTCTGGATGGCGTCAGAAAGAGGCGTATAAGGTTCAGGCCGAGCTGCGCGGGACGCAGCGGCCCTCCGTGAGGCAGGTTTCGTAAGGCAGCAGACCCATGGCCAACGGCATCATGCCAACCGGTGCTCAGCTCACTGAGTACCAAGCGATTACCCGCCGGGCGTTCATCCCCACGATGTACGTCCAGATCTATCAGGCATCGCCGCTCCTTGCCGGGCTCATGGCCCACGCGAAGACGGCTTCCGGCGGTATTCCGTCCATCACGGTCCCTGTCCAGGGATCACCGATGACGATCCCGCAGTGGATGAATGGCTTTTCGGGCCAGTTCAACCAGCCGGAGTACATCCCCGGGATCGAGCCGGCGGAGTTCAACCTGAAGGGGCTCATCACCCCGATCCCGTACTACGGGATGGAAGCCGTCGTGCAGGATCAGCATGCCGTCGTTCCTCGGATCGAGGCGCTGTTCAACGACGCCACGAACTCGACGGCAGATGTCCTCTCGAACGCGTGCTGGAACAACATCACGGACACGCAGCAGATCACTGGTCTTATGGCGATGGCCGATGACGGCACGAACGCGGCGACCTACGGTGGCATCAACCGCTACAGCTCGACGTTCTGGGCCGGCAAGGTCTACAGCGCCGCTGGCGCGACGCCGAGCCGCAACAATGTCCTGCAGTACATGGTCGGCGTGCAGAAGAACTCGACCGAGATGCCCACCATGGCAATCATGGGCATGGGCACCTGGCTCGCGCTCGCGCAGACCTTCGACACGCAGACCACTTACTTTATCGAGCCGGGCCGGGGATTCGACTCCACCCCCGATCGGCCGCGGGCGGGCTTCCGTGCGCTCGATGTCGGTGGCGTGCCGGTGTACTGCGACCCGTACTGCCCGGAGGGCATCATGCTGATGCTCAACCTCGACTACGCCTCGCTCTACTTCCACCACATGGCGAATTTCACCTGGACGGGCTTTGAGAGCCTGCTCCCGGTGTATCAGTTGGGGTACATCGGAGCGATCCTGTCGTTCCTGGAGCTGGTGTGTGTGAAGCCCCGGACGCAAGGCCGGGTGGGTACTGTGGGGTCATCCGGGACGCTGTTCACTGGCGTCGTGCCGCTGTAAGGGGTCGCCCACATGTCCATCATCAACGTATCGGGCCTTCCTGGGGAACTGGAGAGCACTCTCTGGAGTATCACCCAGGAGCAGCTTGCGGCGGCCACGATGTCCACCTACGCGGTGTCGAACAACATCGCGACGCTCACCTACGCCGCCGCCCACGGGCTCACGTGGTCGCCGTCTGCGGGGGTACCCCCGAATTTCTTCCTGACCTTCTCGGGCTTCAGTGCGCAGACCGGCGTCGGGACGCTGAACGGAAATTACTTCCGCATTCTCGCGATTCCCTCGACGACCACGATCCAGATTTACTCGACCATCACGGCCGCCACCGCGACTGCCGCCGTGACCATTCCCGTCTTTTTCCCCAAGTTCGGCGCCGCGAAGCTCTCTGGGCTCTCGGGTGCGGGGCCAATGGCGGAACTCGTCGGGAATGCGTTCCTCGCGAAGCTCGCGGCGAACTGCGAGTTCTTCTGGAACACCGATGGCAACCTCATCCTGCTCGATCAGTTCACCACTCCCGCCACGGGTACGCCCGCTACTGCGCCGGTCAACGAGCTGATTACCTCGGGCGGCCCGTTCTTCTTCGGGCATGCCCCGTGGGGCGGTATCCAGTGCCTGGGCGCGGCGGGTACCACCGTCCTGCAGACGATCTCGTAAGGCGAACCAATGCTCGATCCAGCCAACTACGTGCGGGTAACGCAGTACACGAACCAGCCGATCGAAGGGAAATGGGACGGGACGCTTTACAGTTTCCCCGACAGCCACGACGGCGCGTATCTCGATGTGGAGAAAATCGTGGCCCTTCACGTCTTCGGCTACATGGGGAGCGAGGCCCAGAGGCAGGCTGCGATCCTCAGACTCGGGTGGCATCACCAGATGCCCATCGAGGAAGCGCGGAAACAGCTCGATGAATGCGTGTCGTTCCATGACGTGCCGGCGTTCCCCACGCAGATAGCGGAATTCCGGCGCGCTCGCGAAAATCCGGCTGAGAGGGTGCCTCACACTCCGCAGGCGGATGGTCAAGGGGCGGTGCCGACTTCGCCATCGGCGCCGCCCCAAGACTTTGATCCCTACGCGGCTGAGAAGCAGAAGGGCGGCCGCCGTGGCGGCGGCCATTAAGCCGTGTGCTTGACGAATACCTCTCGCAGGTAACTGACCTCCTCCACGATCCGTCCAATCAGACCTGGAGCGCGGCGCAGCTCACCGGGTACATCAACGAGGCGCGTAACCGCGTCGCGCAGGATACGAAGTGCCTGCGCCAGATCCTGACTCCGACCGCTTATCCGACCCTGCTATTCGTACAGGGCACGGAGTTCATCGCCCCGCAGTCGTTTCTGCCGGACGCCTTCGGTCCGTATCTCACGGACACGATCAACATCACGGTCATCGTGAACAACTTCAGGCGCAAACTGATCCCCAAGAGCTACACGGAACTCGATGCGGACTACCGGGCGTGGGTGGGCTACCAGCAGTGGCCCGTCGTGTGGGCGAAGGTGAGCCCGGCGCAATACGTCATCGCGCCCGTACCGAGCCAGACCTATACCTGCGAATGGGATTGCGCATTCATCCCGAACGCATTGGTCGATGATTCGACGGTCGAGCAGCTTCCGGTACCATTCCTCGAGCCGGTGCAATACTACGCCTGCTACAAGGCGAAGATGTACCAGCAGTCGATGACAGAGGCTGAGATGTTCAAGGCGACCTACAAGCAGATCCGCAACGAGAACGTGGTCGCGTGGTGGGGCATGAGGGCGAATCCTTATGCCAGGAGCTAGGGCATCCAACGCCGCTGCGACCGAACTCGATCAGGACCCGCGCCAGACCGGTCTATTTGGCAGCGTCGTCGGTGTCAACACGAGTGGTAACCGAACCGACATCGGGGTCTCCTTCGCCGCGAACCTTGAGAACCTCTGCCCGGTAGGCGCCGGGAATCTCGTCCCGATCCCTAACTTCTCGGCGCCGCTTCACACGTTCGCGAGCGCGCCGTATTCGTTCTGCGGCCAGAATTACAACGGTACCGAATACCTCGTGGTGTTCTGCGTTGACGGTTCAGTATGGCTGTGGAACATCGCGGCGAAAACGGCAACTCAGATCAACGTCGGCACGCTGCTCTCGGGCGCCAACTCGCAGTGCTCATACTGGCCAATTAGCTCACCGCCCGCACTTATCTTCATCGATTCCACGGGTTACTACGAGTGGAACGGGACGACGTTCTCTCTCATTAGCGAGACGGTGTTCACGGGATTGGCGACTCTCGTCTCGGGTAGCGACGTGCTCACCGTGACGGGCGTCACGACCGGCGCTTTGGCAGTCGGCAACACGATGACGGATGTGGGGGGCGCCATTCCGGCGTTCACGACTATCGATGACTTCGATACCGGATCAGGAGGGACAGGAACCTACTTGCTCTCGCAGAACGCCACGGCGACGATCTCCACACCCGAAGTCATTACCGGTCAGGCGCTGGGAGTGCCGAGCGGCGGCGATTGCATCGAGATCTACAACGGCCGCGTCTTCATCTCTCAGGGTCGGGCGCTGTATTGCTCCGGCGCGGGCGACTACTCGGCGAATGCGTGGATGCCATTGAACGGAGCCGGGTTCAGCATTCTCACAGATCCCAACATCCGGGGACCGAAAATCACCCGCATGCGCTCGGCGCAGGGGTTGCTTTACTACTGGCATCCGACCGGCGTCAACGTCATCTCGAATCTGAGCGTGCCGCTCGGGCTCATACCCCCTTCGCCGACGTGGCAGGACACGAATATCGAGGCGGTGAGCGGGTGCGATCAGCCCAACGCTGTCGTTCCATTCGATACGTACGATATCTGGGCCGCGCGGTCTGGCGGCTGGCAGATGTATGGCCTCACGCCGCTCGCGCTCTCGCAGGACGTCAGTGACACCTGGAAGTACGTCGATTGGACGCAGCCAGTCTCGGCCGGCCAGTTCGTGCTCAATGGCATCAATTGGGCGGCATTCACGTTTAAACGACTGAATGATCCGAACTTCGGGTCCAACTGGATCACCGGAGCAGTGAGCTACCTGAATGGCGGCTACCGTTGGTGGTTCCTGAACGCGGGCACGACAAACCCGATTGACCTCATCGCAACGGGCTGGATCAACAATACCCCGTACCTCTTTGGCTTTTCAGGGAGTGTGCTCTACCAGTTCTGCGAAGACACGACGACCACGCCCACGATCGTGTTCCAGACCGCGCTCACTCCGACCGATAACGTGATCCGCCAGAAACAGACGTTGAAATGCGGTTTCCAGGCGGACTTCTACAACATCGGCAACCCGTCGAATTTCTCGCTCACCCTCGATAACGAGAATACGTCTACTGCTGTCGCGATACAGCTCCCCACTGCCGTGGCGGGCAACTACCAGCGCTACTTCCCGAACGGCGATGCGCCGAACGCCGGCAAGCGGTTCGTCGGCTTCACGCTCACCGCGACCGGCTGGAACATCAAGATCCGGGTGCTTGCCTTTGACTACATGCTGCGGGAGCCCTGGGGACTGCCGTGAGTGGCAGTCTCGTCCAGCCGCTCTATTACCAGCCCTCGGAGCAGGACTGGAACAACTGGATGCAGCAGTTGACGATGTGGGCACAGAACCAGAGTGTGCTCACCACCGGCTTGCCGGTCACCGCGCAGGGCATCCAGGACGTCGTTTATAACACTGAGAACTCGTCCAACATTTCGCTGCTGCAGATCGTCCCGACGTTGCCGCAAGCGGGCTCGTTCGTGGGGCAGTTCGTATACCAGGAAAGCGACGACAATCTCTACACTTGGAACGGGACGTCCTGGCAGCACATTTCGGCGGTCTTCAAGGGTGCTTGGTCCGCTACCATTCAGTATTACCTGGGGGATGAGGTCGCGGGGTCTGATTCCAGGCTCTACATCGCCCTGCAGGACAGCCTGGCCGAAGACCCGACGACAAGTAGCGGCTACTGGTTGGCGCTGGCAAGCGGGCTCACGTTCGGGGACATTGGCGGCACGATCGAGGCGAGTCAGATCGCGAACGCCACCATTACCGGGACGATGATTGATTCGGCGACCATCACCGGGTCCAACATCTCGAACGGCACGATTACGGGCACCCAGATTGCCAGTGCGACGATCACTGCCACACAGATCGCGAATGCAACCATCACGGCGACGCAGATCTCGGGTAGCGCTGGCATTACGGGCAGCCAGATTGCGGCTGCGACGATCTCCGGGGCGAACATCAGCACGGGGACTGTGACGGGGGCTAACATCGCCGCCGCCACGGTGAGTGGTGCGAATATCGCCGCCTCGACGATCTCGGGGTCTAATATCCAGTCCCTCACGATTACGGCTGCGGAGATCGCAAATCTTACGATCACCAACAACCAGATCGCCAATGGGACGATAGGATCGAGTCAAATCGCTACCGGTGGAGTGGACGGCTCGAACGTCGCTAATGCGACGATCACCGCTACGAACATCGCCAACGGGACCATCACGGCGACGCAGATCGCGAACGCGACCGTGACGGGGACTAATATCGCGAACGCGACAATTACGGCAGCGCAAATCTCAGGCACCGCCGGGATCACTGGTACGCAGTTGGCGAATGCGACGATCACCGGAACGCAGATCGCGGCCGGTACGATCACCGCGAGCAACATCGCGAATGCCACTGTGACCGCGACGCAGATCGCGAATCTCACCATCACCGCCTCACAGATTGCGAACCTCACCATCAATACGCCGCAGATTGCGGCCAACGCGGTGTCGAACTACGGTTTCATAGTGGACGTCGCTGGGTCAAGCGCCACATGGCCATACACCGATAGCGGCACGGTACAGGAGACGATGGAGACGGTCAGCTACACCTCGGATGGTGGCTGGGTGGAAATCACCGCTACCGCTCTGGTTCTGATCTCGCCTGCGGCCGGTGGCACGATAGCGACGACGTTTTCGCTCTACATGGATGGATCGCAAGTTGGAACCATGGAGCAGTTGGTGACGCAGGCGCAGATGTCGTTGTTGAACGGCTTGCCGGCGTTCTTCTATTTGAGCGAGTTCAATGTACCGGCGGCCGGCACGCATACTTACAGCCTGCATGCGTCAGTGGCGTTGACGGCCGGATCATCGGGGAGCGCTGAGCTGCAATGGACAAACACAGTGCTCAAGGTGAGGGAGCTGAAGAAATGAGGCGCGCGTCCTAGATCGGATCATCGGAAATGTGATAAAGAGCACATCATGGCCACAGCCACGCAATCGTCTGCTGCCGGATTGAGCGACGCCTCGCTCACCTTGCCGAGCACCTCAGACATCACCAACGCCTCGACGCTCAATACGTCGCTTGATTCGAGCGAGAATTCCCTCGACTCGTTGATAAATGACCTTGGAATCAGCGGCCTGGGGAGCACTGATGCGGGCACCTCCGCCGCCGGCTCTGTCGCCTCATCGAGCGATACCAGTTTCTTGAGCGACCTTTCGAGCCTCGGGACCGATCTCACGAGCGCGCTGTCCTCGCCCCTCGGGGAGCTGGCGACCTACGGTGGGCTCACCGCCTACGGCTTGAGCCAAGCGAGCGCGGCCCAGGCCCAGACGCAGCAGGAAGCCGGCCAGATCACCGCCGCGAGCCAGCCCTACCTCACCGCCGGCCAGACGCTGCTCTCGCAATACCAGTCCGGAACGCTCCCCTCGTGGGCACAATCGACGGTGAATTTCGATACCACGGAAGGCCAAAGCATCATTAATTCGGGGCAAGGATTGCAGACGATTGCGAACCAAAACCTCGCCCAGTACAGCTCCGGCCAGTTGAAGCCGGCTGACCAGCTCGCCCTCGATCAGCAGACGGCCGCCCAGACGCAGCAAGTGATGAGTCAGCTCGGCGCTGGGGGCACGGTCGACTCCTCAGTCGCCGCCGCCTACACGCAGCAGATCCAGCAGAACGCCGCGATCACCCAGCAGAACATCCTGAACTCGTACTTTACGACGGGCAATACGGCCTACAACTCCTGGCTCACCTCCACCGCCGAGGGCGCCTCGCTCATCAATCAGGGTGGCCAATTCGCGCAGACCACGTTTAACCAAATGCTCACCGGGGCGCTCGGGCTCTCGGATATCGGCATGCAGGGGCTGACGACCGCCATCGGGCTTGAGATCCAGTCCGACACGGCGCTCTCGCAGGAAGTCTCGACCCTGATGTCGAATATCGCTTCGGCGTATGCGTATACCCTCGCCGGCCCGGGCCGCTCCGGGACCTCGGCCACCGGGAGCACAGCCGGCGCGGTAGGCGGTGTATCGAGTCTGCTCGGCTCGGCCGGCAATATCCTGAGCGATCTCCTCGGTACGAGCGTATCGAGCGCGGCGGCCTCGGATTCCGCTGCTGCAGCGGCCGATGTGGTCGGCAGCTCCGTTCCGAGCCTCGGCAACGTCGGCGATTCGGCGCTCTCGTCCCTACTGAGTTCCGAAGGTTTTAGCACCGCTGGCGGGGCAGCCGCCGGGACCGGGCTCTCGGCTCTCGGAGCGAGCGGAATAAGCAGCCTCGGCTCTGAGCTGGGGGGTGCTTCGGCTGCTGCCACGGCGAGTGAGCTGAATCCCGCTCTCCAGAGCATCGGCACCGATGCGGCCACTCAGGCGGCCAATGCGGGTGATGCCAGCGCTGCCAGCGCGATCGGAGACAGCTCCAGCACCCTAGGTGGTATCACTCAGGATCTTGGGGCGGTTGGGGCCGGCGTGAGCCTCTACAACGAGGTGGAGAGCTATGAATCGGGTGCCACCGGGAGTGATGCGCTTTCTGGAGCAGAGACTGGCGCCTCAATCGGCACGTATTTCGTGCCTGGCCTTGGAACGGCCATCGGTGCGGCGCTCGGGGCCGTGGGTGGCGCCATCGCCTCGGCATTCGGCGGCGGCAAAACCGACCCCGAAACGCTCAACTGGGACAAGGTATCGTCCCAGATCAATAGCAATCCGCAGGTGGCGACTACTCTCACCGCCGCCCAGTCGTACCAGTTGCTCGCTGGGGTCATGGACGCGAAGGACAACGCGCCGGGACACAGCCAGCCGATCGAGCAGGTATTCGGGCGCGAGGGCGAAGGCGCCTTCATGAACCAGATGACGGCCCAGATCAATCAGGCGGTCACCTCTGGCAAGGTATCGCCGAATGCGACCGCGGCGCAGCTTTACTCGCAGGTGGTTACCCCCTGGCTCGCCTCCAAGAACGCCTCGATCGCCAATCAGAACACCTCGACCGGGACGCCCGAAGGCCCGGCGCTACAGGCGGTCATTACGCAGCTCATCAACCTCTGGCAGGGAGGTCAGATCACCTCCAGCTCGCAGGTGGGCGTCTCCGGCCAGACCATCGCCGGGCTACCGGCCTACGCGGGCGTTTCCACCGCGAGTCCCGAGGCAGCTTCTACTGCCGCCGCCTCTGGAGTATCGTCCCCCGTGGTTCCTAAGAGCATCCAGTTGTAGCTATGTCAGTTCCCGCCTCACAGCTCAACCTACCGCCGGCTCCACAGGCGGCTCCTGGCGCGGCGCCACCGTCGCAAGCCGCCCCGGGTGCGACCCCGCCGCAGACCGCTCCTGGCGCCTCACCCGATGCGCTGCAGCAGCTTGAGCAATCGGCGCAGTCGGATTCCGATAAATCCACTCAGGCGATGCTTGCCGGGGCGCAGTCGATTCAGCAGGAAGAGAAATCACTCCTGCAGGATCAGCCGCCGTCGCCGAACAACAAAGGCTTCCTCGGAGCGGCGCCGATCCTGACCGCGCTCTCCGCAATCGCCGGAAGCAAGATGGGACTGCATGCGCGGGTGATGCTTGGGGCCATGAACGGCATCGTCTCAGGGGCGCTCAAAGGTGATGAGAAGGCATATCAGGATAACCTGCAGAAATGGAGCTTCAATCGGCAGCGACTGCTCGAAGTCGCGCAGCTCCAGCAGCAGTATTACGAGACGCTCTCGAAAGCCTATGCGAACAACGCCTCGGGGAAGCTCCAGGCGATGAAGCTCGCCATGCAGCTCGCGGATAACGAGCGCAATTTCGACCTGAAGAAATGGACGGCACTGAACAACGCTAAGATGGGCGAAGATCGGTTAAACGTGGAGACCGGCTCGCTCATGGAGCGCTTGCGCCACGATGAGAGTATGGAGAGCCTCGGCAAGCTGAATTACCAGTTGAAGCAAATGCAGGTGCAACAGGAGACACAAGGATTCACCCCGCAGGCGATTAACCTTGCGGCGACCGAGTGGCTGAAAACCGGTCGGGCACCGAACTGGGGCTGGGGTCAGGCGGCTACCTCGGCCCGTGCCTCGATGTATGCCACAGCGGCCAACATGGCCGCGCAGATGCCGGGTGGGATCAACGGAGTGCTTGCGAATCAGGCGCGCTATCACGCGATGGCGCAAGGGCTCGATGAGATCACGAAGCGCGGCGCCATGATTGACACCAACGAGGACTCGGCGCGGCGCCAGGCGCAGATCATGCTCGGTGCTTCGGCGTCCGCTCCGCGCACGGACTGGACGTTTCTCAATAAGGCGATCATCGCGGGCGAGACGGAGATCAGGAGTGACCCCAACGCCTCGAAGCTCCTGAACTCAGTGAACGTGTTCTCGGCCGAGTACGCGAAGGTGATGACGGGGCAAACGACCGGGCAAGCCGTTAGCGATGCCGCTCGCCGCGAGGCTCAGAGCATCACTTCGGCGATGATGTCGGGAGCAACGTTGAAAAGCGTGCTCTCGCAGGAAATGCGCTCCATGCAGAATCGCAAACAGTCGTTTGCGTTCCAGCAGGACACGCTGGTTCGGCTCATGGGACAAACGAATGCGCCGCCGACCGGCGGTGGCCAGACTCCAGGCGCCCCGACGGCCACCGGTCCCAACGGGCAGAAGCTGATCCTCCAGAACGGCAAATGGGTGCCATTACAGTGAGCACTCCCAATCCACTGCCTCCGTTGCCGGCAGGGTTCAAACTGGACGTCCCTGCAGGCGGCTCAGCTCCGAGTGGCGTAGGTGGGCCGCCGGCATTGCCTACGGGCTACAAGCTCGATCCCAAACCATCGCCGCAGACGGATTGGTGGAAATCCGCCGAGACCGAAGCGGATAAGGAACCGAGCGGCGCGCCTCCCGGGCCGGCCATCCCAAAAGATACACGCTGGAGCGGCGAAGGGTCTTCGACCGATTGGCGCTCCTGGGCCGCTGCGGGGATTCGGCTTGGAACGAAGGTTGCGCAGAATTTGGAACAGGGGCAAATCAACTTTGAGAGCAGGGCGAGCTTTGGGCTCACCGACAAACTGGAAGCTCTGTCCAAGAAAGTCCCCGGTGACAAATACGTCCAGCCCGAATTCATGCAGCACATCCGGGATGAGTACACGCAGGCTCCTGCCACGATGGCCGGGAAAATCGATGAGAGCCTCGCGACCTTCATCGGTCCCATGCTGATCCCCGGCGGTGGCGGTCCTGAGACCGAGCTGGCTCCCGAGATTGGCAAAATCAGCCGTGTCGCCGAGGGCGCTGACGAGAAGCTCTACGGGCTCATCCGCCAGTTAGGTGGGAAGGTCGCCCCGCAGGAGCAGCCGACCGCCACGCTAGCCGCTCGCGCCGGCCGTCTCGTCCAGAAAGCGGCCGGCACGGTCGATACGTTCCGAGGGATCTCCTTCGACAATGTGGAGTGGAGCGACAACCTCATCCGAACGCATTTCAAACTACCGGAAGGCACCGAGCTGAGTCCCGAAGTCTTCGATTCCGTTGTCGAGGGCGCAGGTAACATCTACGAAGATGCGCGGGGCATCGGCGATTTCGCTTATGACGATGGAGATAAAGCAGCCGTAGGCAACTTCGGCAATGAATTCCTGGATCTCGCAGCGCGTCATCCCGGCGCTTACGATAGCACCGTCGTCGGTCGCGTACACGAGATCCGTTCGCTGCTCTCCAACCCCAACTGGACGGGCAACGATGCTGTCGAAGTCATCAAGACCATGCGTGCCAACGCACGCGAGGCACTCCGGCAGGGCACGCTGAAGCCGCAGTCGTGGCTACTCGGCAGTTTCGAGCGCAACGCCGCCAATACGCTTGAGGAAATCCTCGGCAAGGCGGCCGAGAAAACCGGCGTCCAGAATCTTACCGGACGCCTCAAAGCCGCCCGCCAGACGATCGCGCAGTCGTACGATGCGATGGGTGCGCTGCAGAATGGCCACATCAGCTCGCATCTCCTTGCTCGCATGCAGCGGGCGGCAATGAGTAAATCAGGACGCACTGCCGGGCTCGCCCCACTCTCCGGGAACCTCCGGTTGCTCGCCGATGCCGCCTCGCGGTTTCCCCGCAGCTTTCAGGACGCCTCGCGAGCGGGGAAAATGGAAGTCACGAACGTCGGCAAGATCATGTCCACGGCCGCCGCCTATGGATTCTTCATGCACAACAAGGCGCTGATAGCGCTGGCTGCTGGGGAGGTTGGTGCGCGAGCTGTCGTCACGAGCAAGTTATTCCAGACGAGTGTCGAAGACCCGCAAGTCGTGCCGATGGTGATGGGTGCGGCAGGCCGGTTTATCGCGCAACGTCCGGTCGGCGCGGCGCTTACCGCCGGACAGATGATGTCGCAGAACGACCGTCAGAGCATTATCGATCTCGGACTCATGTTCGGTCCTTTGGGTAGCGCATTGAGCGCGGCGGCGCCGGTCGCCATGAAGGGCCGCATGAAAGAGGGCGCCGAGATGTATGATTCCGAACAGGCAGCACAAGGAGATGACAATGCACCTTGATTGGTTTCAGTGGGCGTTCATCGTTTTTCTCCTAGTGATACGTTACTACGAGCGATGGACCGAGAAGTGACATGCCCACGGGCACACGTGTCGATAAGTGCTACCAGAAATTAAAGGGCTCACATGGTCGAGGATCAGCCGCCGCCATCTGCCAAGCGTCCACGGGCCTTGCACTCCGTACCGGACGACCCCCTAAGCGCAAAGCCCGACGCGGTGCTCGATCCTCATCGCGATAGCGCAACGCCGGACATCGATGCAGCCATCGCTCTCATCCAGGCGCGGCTTAAGGATGAGAAGACCGTCACGAAAGATTGGCTCGTTTTGCTTGACCGGCTTCACAAATTCATCAATCTGAAGTACAAGTACGGGGCGAAAGGTAAGGGCTCTAAATTCCTACGACCGGGAGGCGAACGGTAGTGGACGAGATCATGGCTTTGGTGATGCAGGCGATTTCCGCACGGGCAGTCGTCCTGATCGCGCTTCTGATGACGATAGGGCTGTTCGCGGCGGCAATGTTCGTCGGTACAGTCCTCGCCCTGGTGAACGCCGGGCTGTTCGGAGTCATCGTGTTCCTGCCTGTGCTGCTACGAGGATCACATGGCAAGAAAGAACATCCCCGTCCCCGCGATAGCGTGGGAGTGGAACCAGAACACGTCGAATCCGAAACTTAGGGATTCGATCTACAACCCGCCTCCGATGCGGAATGTGTCGCCGCCTTCGACCTCGCCGACGCCGGAGCGCTGCCCAGACAAGCCCTATCCGGGGCGCAAGTAATGGCTGTCGCGAGTTACTCTCAGCGCACCGTCACGGTGTATACGGGGCTCTCGACTGATACGAAGCCCGCGACCGCACAGAATGGCGATCGGTTCCTGCAGACCGATGATGCCGAGGTATTCGTTTGGACCGGGGCCGCGTGGACACAGATCACGGGGTCCAACATCCTAGTCGTGATTTGATGGGTGAAAAGGTTGACGCTATAGTCTGGTTCGTGGGATGGATTATGCCTACCGACTCGACGCCTGAGAAAATGCACGCCTGGGCGCGTCGCTTCGCCAGCGTATCGCTGGTATTTGTCGTCGGTATCTGTTTCATGTTCGCGGCGGGATACGATTTGATACCGGGCGTTGACGGGTTTGCGAGACAGTCAGAGATCAGAGGTTTCAACACCTCGCTAGGCTTCCTGCAAAAGCAGTCTATCGAGCAGGCGATAGACACCAAGATCAAGTTACGCTGTCTGTCCTCAAATGGTGATGCCCGGGAGGACCTGTCCGCCGACATACAGCGTCTTGAGGATAAGTACTTTGCGCTCACTGGGGGGCACGGCTATCCGCAACCGAGCTGTTACGAGGCGGGCGTAAGCAATCAATGACTGCCGTCGATATCGCAGCCGAGCGCATCTCGCAGCCGACGGAGGAAGGCTTCGAGCCGTTCCCCTACGATGATGCGACGCGGCTGCGGGTACGAGCGCCCGTGGGGAACCTCACCTGGCTCTACGGCTGCAACCTTGATACGGAAGGCTCGCAGGAACTGGGTCAGCTCATCCTCGGGTGGAAGCTCGGCAAACTCGCCGGCCAACTCATCGGGTATTCTTGGTATACGGCTGCGAACGACGCCCGAAAGTCCGTGTTCCTGGATATAGCGTTTAACCAAGGACTCCACGGGTTACTAGGGTATCCCTCGATGCTCCACTACGCGAGTGTGAGCGACTGGGCAAATGCTTCGGCGCAATGCACAGTGAAGTCCTCCGAGCCCGAGGGCGTGAAGGCGCGCTACCGGGCTCTGGCCGCGATTCTCAGCTCAGGGGTAATCTCATGATGTTCTGGCAATGGTTCCAAGAGAATGGGGACCGCGTGTTCGCGTTCATATCTCTCCTCTCCGTCGCGCTACAGGGCGTCGATGATCTCTCCGCGCAAGCCTCCAAGACCATCCTGATTGCAGGTATCATCGCGACGGTGGGCCATCAGGCATTCTTCCCAAACCAGCCCGGGCCGACCGCCCCGAAGGTAGTTCCATGACCACCGCCGTTACTTCGACCGCCCTCTCTGATCTTGCTGCCCTCGGGCAGCTCATGAAGCAGGATTTGCTGCAGGACGTCGGGGCTCCAGTCCTGACGCTACTGCAGACCCTGCAGACTATCGCGGGCACGCCCGTGGGCCCCGGTACGATCGTGCAGGCTCAAGGCGCCTGGGTGATCTTCGTCGGGAATCTCCTCCTCGCCGCGCCGAAGCTCGGGGCGGATGAGCAGAAGGCCGTCATTGGTTTCCTCATCACGAAGGTACAGGCGCTCGCCGCGTGAGCCTCATCGTCGGATTCTGTCGGGGAAGTAATTGCGCCTCCAAAACCATCGGCTGGTTTGGCGGCAGCTACTACACTCATACCACGACGCTGATGCCAGGCGGCAAAGATGTGCTCGATGCGCGTAGCGATACCGTGAACGGAATCGCCCCCGGCGTACAACTTCGCCCGGTGTCTTACTTAGAGCCCGAATCGGTTGACTGGGTGCTCATTCCGACCACCCTCGATCAGGAGTCGAAGGTCTACACGGCATTGCGGTCGCAGTTGAAGAAGCCCTACGATGAGATCGGCATCCTCAATTACCTCACGGGCGAGATCCGTGACCGCAATTGGACGGACGAATCGGCGTGGTTCTGTGATGAGCTGGCCGTGTGGTCCTGGATGCGAAGTACGCTTCTCAGTGGCGCCATTTTCACTGCATTGACGCCGAATCGCATCACCCCGGGCGGCTCGGCACTCATCGCCTGGGCACTCGGCGCTAAAATCGTGACGCCACAACTGGCGGGGATATTCCCATGAGAATCTTTTTAGTCAAAGACAACTACGGCGAGCTTCACTCCGTCGTAGGCGATGCGGTCAACTACATCGAGCAGGGTGGTAGGCTCGTTGAGGCGCGCATCGTGGACGACGACGGCCGCGTTCTCGCTGTGTTCTCGCAGTGGAGCTACATCAAACCCGGGCCGATTATTCCACCGCCCGGCACGCCTGGCATCGGCACGCCACCTCCGCCTCCACCGCCTCAGCATCTACCGGAACCGGAGAAACACTGATAAGCTATTCATTCAGCGTAACCGCCCCTACCAAAGCGGGTGCCCTACAAGATACGCGAGATCAAATGGCAGCCGTAGTGAAGGACCAGCCGGTCCACGCGCGAGACGAAAGCCTCGTTGAGGCGACTGTTGCCGCCGCCATTGATCTTCTGACGGATGATGCCAGCAAGGATATCGTCCTATCGATCTACGGGTCACTCGGCTGGGAGAACGATGGTACCGTAGGGGAAGAGAAACTGACGAGCGTCAATTTCAGCGTGTCGGCGTATCTGAATAGCCGGCCTGCCTCGAAGGGTTAAACGCGTTCACGCGCGACTTTGAATTCCCGTAGAGCGCGCTCGCTATACAAAACGAATCGCATTCGGCCAAAGCGAATTTTCTGATAGCGCGGACCTCGTCCGGCAGTCCGCCAGTTTGCGAGGGTTCCGGGGTGAACGCCGAGGTACCGCGCCGCCTCGGCTACCGAGAGTCGCTTGCCTCTCATGAGGACACCCCACCGGACGACTCGGATGGCGACAATAACTTCTCAAGAGCCTTCTGCCGGTCCACGGGCTCTAGGACACGGATGGCGGTGTCCTCTTGGAACTCCTCGTCTTCCGCAACATCGACACTCGGGACGCGCTTGGCGAGACGGTGCAAGCAGGACTTCTGCTCCATGCGCTCCTCCCACTCGACCCAGGGTCCGTAGAGGTTGCCGCGATCATCGCGCTGCTTGCTGACCTTTTTCACGCGCTCGATGTCGGCCATGCCCATCGCCTCGACCCAGGTACGCCCATCGGCGCTCCGGGCGGCAGCGAACGCTCCGATCCGAGTCCCGCGATCCTTGAACGGATCGAAGTCATGGACGACATGTTGCCCTTGCTCATCGTCCCAGATGCGAACCTTGTCGCTATCATAAACGCTCGCCGCATAGCAGGTGATGCGCACCCGCGCGAAACTATCGATGATCCCCTGCGGCATGATGAGAAACTGGCAGCGCTTGCCAGCGCCACGCGAGCGAAATGGCACCAGCGCGCCGTGGCGACCATCCACCAGGAGTCCCGCCCGCGCCGCCCGGGCGACCGCGTTGTAGATCGACTGCTTATCGCAGTCCTGGAACACCCTCGGGTCCGTGGTGCGAAATGCCGAGATCGCCGCCGCCATGAATTTCTGCAACGGTACGTGGGATGGCAGCGATCCCGTGATGACTTGCGTCATCTTCGGCGACTGCAAGGTCGCGATGATGGTCTCGGTCGAATCGCGATCTTCGTTGCTCACGTCGCTTCATTTCCTGCCATAGGCAGCTCAGCCTGCTCGGCCGTGGCTTCCAGCACTGCCTCTGGATTCTTTTTCAACATCGCGATCAGGGTGTCCTGCGAGGCCACTTCAACCGTGAAGTACCCCCGGCTCGCATGCTGAATCGCCGCGCCGGGCGTATGTGCCCGGACCAGCATGCTTGTGGTCACCGCGCCGGATTTCCGGGTGATGAGATAGACTCGCTTCGCCATTTTAATGTGTCTCCGCAGGTTTGAAGTGTGAACACCAGTCATTCGGGCCGACCTGATCCCAGTAGGTCGTATAGACCCACTGTGGAACCGCTTTGCCGCCCGGCCCTGGCGTAGGAACGATTGCAGCCGAGCCGCGCGATTGCAGCCGGCAGATCGAAAACGTGACGTTCTGCTCAGGCAGCGTCACCGTGTCGCAGAAATAACATCGCGAGCACGCCTCGGGCCGCGCCTGGAATTCGGTTTTGTTCACTTGCGTTTCTTGGCCTGGGTTAAACGGAAGGCACGGTAGGGTTTGCGATCGTACTCGATATGAGCGGCGCCGACCGCGCCGGCCGAGAGGTTGAATCCCTTGAGATTGGCGACCTTCTCGTTGTCGCCGATGCATTGGAGGATGAGTGCCTTCATGGTCTCACTCTCCTCGTCCGCTTTCTTGGCGACTTCGCGCAGGCTGTGATAACTCGCGGCGAGATCCTCCAGCGTCCTGTCTCCGGTCGCATCGTAGACCTTGCCTGCCGTTGCGGTGCCAAATAACTCGCACATAGCCTTGGCATCGGTGGGCATCATCGGGTCCGGCAGAATGCCGGCCTCGAAGTTAGCCCAGAACTGCGTCACCCGCTCCACGATGTTTTTCGCAACCTGGGGAGCTGCGTCGCGGATGATGAGATACGGTTCGTTGCCGCCGATCAGCGCAAAGATGCATCCCCACTTCAGTTCGGTCACGGCGAGCTGATGCTGAAGCTGCATTTCGATGTGAAGCGGTGGTCCCTCCAGCCACTCACTCGTGTAAACCCACTTGTCCACGTTCTTGATTTCGAGAACGCCGGGGCCCAGCTCGCGGAATCGACGGGCGACCTCGCGGCTGTCGCCGAAGGTATCCTTGATGAGGTAGTCCACGCTTGCCCCGATACGCGCGATGTCCATCATGAAGTACCGATGGTCTGCCCGCTCTACCCGTACGCCCTGCTCTTCCTCGAAGGCATCGGCGATCACGCCCTGCAGGCGATTCCCCCATTTCGTGCGCTCATTGCCGATATCGCGATCGACGCCCAGGCGCTTCTCGACGCCGAGCTCATAGGCGGTCTGATACGGGGAATACCCAAAGAGCGCCGCGCTCTCGGTAGAATTGATGCGAGGACGGCGGAGCTTGCGCCACTCGGCTTCAGATGCGGGGTACAGGCATTGCATGATTTCGTTTAACCGATTGGGGCCGAGTATCACCCTCGTGGTCGCGAGACCATACCCGGTAACGCCCGGCCCCTTTCATTCTTACGGAGGTTCAGGAAACGTGCTTTTAGATTGTTCGGTGCTTGGCGTGCCTCCGGGTAGTTGATTTTGGGACGCCGATTATGATCTTATCATCGCCCGTGTCAAGCTACGTTCTGAGAGATTATCAAGAGCGGGATATCGCAAGAGTACGCCGCGAATTCGAGCAAGGTGCAAGGCGCGTGCTCTACGTTGCGCCAACGGGTTCCGGCAAAACTCTGATATTCACCGAGCTGACACGGCGGGTACTTGCAAAGCAACGGCGCGTCCTCATTCTCTGCCATCGCCATGAACTCATCGAACAAATCAGCCTCGCGCTTCATCCCGAACCACACGGTATACTCGTCGGAAGATATAGCGTCCGTTGGCCGGCTAACATTGCAAGCGTGCAGACACTTGCTCGACGATCCGCATTCCCGGACGCTGATCTCATTATCATCGATGAAGCCCATCATATCGCCCGTGGCAACGCTTGGGCGACAATTCTGGCTGCATATCCACGGGCGCGATGCCTCGGGGTCACGGCTACTCCGTGCCGAATGGACGGACGGCCCCTGGCGGATCACTTTGACGCGATGGTTTGCGGACCCTCCTACGGAGAGCTAGAACATGCCGGATACCTCACGCCCCTTGAAGCCTGGAGCCCACCGACTATCGATTGTCGTGGACTGCGAATTCGAGCTGGAGAGTTCAGGGCGGAAGAATTGGCTGACCGAAGTGATCGCCCAAGCGTCACGGGGAATGCTATCGAACATTATCACCGCCTTGGACACGGTAGACGCGCAATCGTTTTCGATATCGGCATCGATTCAGCTCGACGGCGAGCCGAATTATTTCGCGAAGCGGGCTTCGCGGCGGAAGCGATAGATGGAACGCAAGCCCGTGAGGCGCGGGCCGGCGCAATTGCCCGTTTTCGATCCGGTGCCACAAAGGTACTTGTCTCAGTTGACTTGGTCTCAGAGGGATTTGACCTTCCCGCGATCGAGGTGGGGATCTCGCTTCGCCCGACGCTCTCGCTTGCCCTCTGGATGCAGCAGGCTGGAAGGCTACTACGGCCCATGGCGGGCAAATCCGTGGCTGCGCTTTTCGATCACGCCGGGAATCTCGCGCGACATGGCTTTCCCAATGACGAGCGAGACTGGTCTTTGGCTCGCCCTGTTACGACTGGCTACGGCAGTGAGCGTCAACCAGGCTTTAGAATCTGCCTCCAGTGCTTCCTCGCGAATCGAGCGGGGGCGGAAACCTGCTCCAATTGCGGTGCGCCGTTCCCAATCAAAGCGCGGCAGATCGAAGAAAAGAAAGGTGAACTCCGGCGCGTCTCCAAGGAAGAGATCGCCGCGCAACGCATTAAATTTGCGCAAGCTCGCCGGGGCGCGCGAAGTTATCAAGCGCTGGTCGCGGTTGGTCGCAAGCGCGGAATGAAACGCCCGAAACTCTGGGCAAAACATGTACTTAAATCAAGAGGTTTGTGAGGTGCAACCATGGGAAATGCCAACGTGATTCCACTGCGTAAGGCTCCGACTACCAAGCGTACCCGGATGGATACGCTCTTGGTCAATGAGACGGTTCTCGCGACTTGGAGGATTCCGCCGTTCCAGCGGCCACTGCGTGTAAACGCGAAGGTGCAGGCTATCTCCGAGATCATCAAGGCCGATGGCGGAGTGATCCCCGGGACCATCACCTTGGGTCTCATCGAGCGTGGCGCCGATGCCGGCATGTACGTCGTGGACGGCCAGCATCGCCTCGAAGCGTTCAAAATCTCAGCGCTTACCGAAGGCTTCGCCGACGTGCGGATCATCGAGCACGAAGACATGATTGCGCTTGGCGAGGAATTCGTCGCGCTGAACTCGCACATCGTTCTCATGCGGCCCGACGATATGCTACGCGGGCTCGAAGCCTCACTCCCGGTGCTTCAGTGGCTGCGCAAGAAATGCCCGGATATCGGCTACGACAACATTCGCCGCTGTCCGAGCAACGCCATCGTCTCGGCGAGCACCATCCTGCGCTCTTGGGAAGGATCGAGCCAGGAATCTCCGGTCCCGGGGAAAAACGCGGCGACGCTCGCGCAAACGCTCACCCAGGAATCGGCCGAACAGCTCGCGGATTTCTTCAGCTTTGCACTCGCCGCATTCGGCCGTGAGCAGCCCTCCTGGCGGCTGTGGTCTGGACTCAATCTAATTCTCTGCATGTGGATCTATCGGCGACTCGTGCTGCGTCAAGGACATATCACGCAGAAGATGCCGAAGATGGACGCGGCGCAATTCAAGCGTATGCTCATGGCCGTCGCTGCGGATGAGGATTACAACGACTGGCTTGCTGGTCGGCGAATCTGTGAGCGAGATCGTGGCATGGCGTACAACCGATTGAAGATACTCTTCGCTCGCCGCATGCGTAACGAAGGCAAAAGCAATCCGCTACTCCCCGCGCCGCCGTGGGCTCCGTCCATGGTCAGTGGACTGTGGAAGGAAAAGCGCGAGTGAACATCATCATACATGACTGAACGCGACGTCCAACACGACATCAGGCGCGCGCTCGCGGGTTTCCCCGCCGCGCGTCTCTTTCGTTTTCAGTCGGGGCGCTTCTGGCAGGGTGTAATCGCCGCGCAAGGGCATGACTACGTGGTGCTTCATCATCCTCGGCGCGTGAACGTTGGCTTCGAGGGACTGGCGGACCTCGGCGGGTGGGTCGAACGGGAAATAACTCCAAACATGGTCGGTACGCGCGTCGCGCAGTTCGCCGCCATTGAGGTAAAAGAAATGGGCAAAATAACCAAGGCGCAGGACGCGTACCTGCATACGGTGCGCTCCATGGGCGGCCTCGCTGGAGTCGCCACTACCGCGCTTGAAGCGCAACGAATCTTGCGTCTCGGTTAAAGTGCTTCGGGGGTAGCATGCCAGCGCGCACCGTCGCCTCGGGCGTCTATCGCCCCGCGCCGCCCGGGATCATCTTCACGGGCATCGATCCGCACCTGGGACCGCCGCTACATTCGTACTGCTATCGGGACGCCCAGGACTTCGAGCTGATGTGGGTCGCGGAATACGAGCCCAAGGCCGATGCCCCCACGGCCTCCGGCCGGCCGCCCACGCGCTTCTGGCTGTGGACCGAGCCCGGCAAATGGACCCGGCAGTCCGATCCGCCGCCATCGCCTCTTTGGTATCGTTTAAACGAAGTGCTCCGGTCGCGCGGGCGCGTCTGGGTGTTCGGCAGCGAGGGCGAATGTGATGCCTTCATGCTCGCCTGTCCCGGGGAAGTGGCGACGACGTGGAGCGGGGGCGACCGGCGCATCGGTAACGCCGTCTGGGGCTCGCTACGAGCCCGCGCCTGCTACCTGTGGCCGTCCACGGACCCTGCGGCAGCGGGGCGCTTCCTCAAAGGCGCTGAGCAGCTCTCAGAGGCGGCTGAGGCGGTCTGGATGGTGCCAACGGATGCTTTCCCGACGCTCCCACCCGCGCCTGATCTGCAGGCCATCCTCTCGACCGCTGTCCCGATCATCAAAGGTGCGATGCAGCCGCCGCCGCGCGACCCCAAAATTCGCGCCGCCGAGAACGCCGCCATGCGCCACAAGCGCTGGGGGCTCGTGATGGCACCGACCAGCCTCCCCTACGCGAATGCGGACAATGCCGTCCGTTTCCTCGAAGCGCTCGAAATCGAGGGGCTCGCGGACGCGCCGCTTCTCTGGTTCGATGATCTGGAATGCCGGATGAAAGGCCGCTGGGGGACCGTTGACCGCGAGGTGGACGATGCGGACATGGTGCGCATCCTGCGGCTTGCGCAAGGGCTCTATGGGGGCATGCCGTACATGAGCCGCCCGGTGCTCGAAGATGCCGCGCTGCTCGTCGCCATGGGCAAACGCAAGAATCCCTACCGCGACTGGTTTTTGAGCCTGCACTGGGATGGCGTGCGGCGCTTAGAGTCCGTGTTCAAACGCGCCTGGAGGGTTTACGAGAACGATTACACGAGCGCCTGCTCCCGGGTGTTTTTCCTCCAGTTCGCCAAGCGCGTGCTCGAACCGGGGTGTCAGGCCGATTACATGATGGTGTTTGAAGGCAAGACCGGGTGCGGCAAGACGACTTCTCTCGAATCGCTCTTTGGCCT